CCACTATTAGGCCGACAAGTCCGAATGTCAGACAGACATTGGATGATCTTGCAAGAACTTGGCGGCGCTGAATGGCTGCGCAAGCAACTGGATAAGAACGCCAAGATGCCGGCCAAGTATTACCGCATGGAAGTAGACGCACCTTCAAAAAGGGAACCCAATGATTAAGGAAAACACATGAGTTATATCGTGGCATCGTTGCCGCCAGTTAAGTGCTTTGTAAAGCGCGAGTTTTTATACAACGACCACAAGGGGCACGGCGAGTTAGAGCCGGCCATCTGGGTCAGCCTCAAAGCCTTGCGTGGCCAAGTGTTCCGCATTGAATCGCTGTTGCCGGCCTACGGCGCGCTGTACGACAAGCTGCCGATCCACGCCTACGTCTGGCATGCAGACGCCGGTAACTTGCCTGTTGACACTTTGCAACTGTGGGACTGTATGGGCTACCGATTTACCATCATTGAAAAAATTGGCCTGCGCAATCTAGGCGTGAAGTTCTTGGGCAAAGACCGTGAGTGGCACTTTGGGCGCTATCTGTTTACGGTGGACTTCTGTGCTGACGGCATGGACTTGGACACGGGCTTTACCGAGCAGGCCGAGGAACATAAATCCTTTAATTGGATTGCTTTGGACAACGGTCAGTTTGCCTGCCAGCCCAACAACCGATGCCTGTGGTACGACCAGAGCCTGATCCCCGCTGAGACAAAGTTTCCCGACTTCCAAGCAGCGCAAAGATTGTGGACAGTTGACGGCACACGCAAGTGGTCAGCCGGCGATGATTGGTTCTACGATATTAAGGCGAGAAATGACTAACAGCCCAGACTTTGCAACGTGGAGCCAGGCTAACTTAGCCAAGTTTGCCGAGGAAGCCTACGCCAAGCTGTGTGAGCAAGACGACCGCATTCAGCAATTGCAATGCGATCTGAAGACCGCTATTGAGGCGTACAGGGCGTTAAGTAAGGAACACGGCGCGCTCGTCGATGCGCCGGTTCTGAAGGCCCCGTAAGACTTTGCCGCCAGCCATGCAGTATTTCAGAAGTTCTTCGGCAGCGCCAGCCATGTCGCCTCGAAGAACTTTCTGGCGCATGGTTGAGCGTTGCAGTGTGCCTAGCCCAACATTGAATGAAAACGATACAAGTGCGTCAAACTGTCCTTGAGTAAGAGGCACAGGACAATAAGTGGCCACGCCTTTCTCAAACCGAGCAAGATCGGCCCTAAGTATTGCATTTACTTCGTCTTTTGAAAACGATCGGTTATCTTCTGGATGAAGCGCGTAAGCGCCTCTTTGATCAATTGGCATTTTGCCTTGATTTGGGTAAAGAACATGGCCTACTCCTATTGTCCACAGCTTGGCTGGGCACTGGTATGGTTTAAATCGAACACCCTCATGGTGTTTGATCATCTCAATGGTTTTGGGGCTGACGTTCATTTGCCAAAGGCCCGACCGCCAAAGTGAAAAGCAATGATGCTGGCAAACAGCGCTTGGGTGTCAGAGTCCCACAGCATTTCGGCCAACTCAACAAACGTGACGCCGTTGTGCCATCCGTAGGCAAACAGGCCAACGTCAACAAAGACTAACAGAAAAAAGAACCCGTAGGTAATGACAGGGCGAACACTAGCGCGTAAGTTACGCATCCATTGGCTAGTGCCTTCGTTTAGACTTTCATCGTGGGCGTAGATGGCTTGCATTTCAGCTTGCTGCGCACCAATTAAGATTTGCTGGGTATTGGCTGCGCTTTCGGTGGCCAGTTGCTCTGACCGAATATGCTCAATGCGTTCTTGCGCTTCAAAGCCGGCTTTGCGCAGTTCTAGTTCACGCTCAATCTGCATCCGAGCAAGGTTTAACTCATGCGCTTTGTCAGACCGGTCTTGAAAGAAATCCAATAACTTGGGCAAGCCGCCCATTAAAAAAGAAATTAAGGTTGAAAGTAATGTCAGCATTATCCTAGTCCAATCATTCCAAGTAGTTTATTGACAATCTTGTCTGACAGATCGTCAGGTAAGAAGCGAAGCAGCCCAAGCACCCACCAAGCGATGCACAGGCGCACAAACACTTTGAGAAACAGGTCAAATTGTTTCTGGTATTCATTCACCGACCACACCGTACTCTGGCGCAAACTTCGGAAACCTCCGCAATAACCCAGCCAATGCCGCCAATCAGTAAAACAATGGCAACAATACCTATTGCCCACGCCATCTGTTCATCTTCGGCTTCTTTGCGTTTCTTTTCTTCAGCTTTGGCTTGACGTGCTAAATGCGCGTCTTCAATGTCCATTTGCTGCTGGCGCTCTTTAATCTTTTGCCACACGTCTATGCGGCCCGTCTGCATAAAAAGCATCTGTAATTCCGCTTCAAAGCGTTTGGTTTCATCAAGCGCCATCTCAATTTGAAGGGCCGTGCCAAGGTTTGACTTATTGCCAGAGCGTTTGGCCTCCACCATAGCTTTGGTGGCCACGCTTTTAGCGTCAAACATCTTAGCGATCATGGGCGCTAGGCCCGCTAGATCGTTAGCTACTTTACTTGCCTTTTTGACAAGTCCTATGGCTTGCTGTAGTCCCTCAAGCGCCGTGATAGGGTCGATGATCATTTGTCAACTTTAGCATCCAGTTTGTCAAAGATCTTTCCCAACATGTCTTTTATTTCGCGCATGTCAGCCCGATAGTCATCCCGCGTGACGTAGTTCAATGGCATTGCCCGCACGTCAGTGTCTAGGCGCTCAAGCGAACGGTAGATGTTGTTTAACACCCAGCCGCCTAAGAAGCCCGCCAAACTAACCGCAATGTTAAATAGAACTTGCGTGTCCATTATCGGGCCAATGCGTTTTGGTTTTCAGGTTCTGCGCGGCGTGACATTTCAGCGCCAAGCGCCCGTGTGCCGGCCAACCCTGCGGCAGTACCGACGCCAGGCGTGGCCGCACGACGTGTCGCTTGCAATTTAATAGCCGCCTCAATTTGATCAGCGGCTATGGCAGGGTTGGTTAATTCACGGGCAATTTCTAGCGCAATCTTATCGTCCATACGAAGCGCTAGGCGTTTAACGACATTGTTAAACACCGTAATTGGTACTGACAAAAAGTTTGGTAAAGGCAAGCCAGCTTCTCTACCAGTTTTTGTGGCCAAACTTTTAATGTCAGTGCCTGCGTCTGCGCCAGCTTTTACCAAGCGCTGATATTCACCTTCACGCAGCAAATCTTGCCGCACGGCGTTTACATGGCTTAATTGTTCGGGCGTAAAACTTCTGGTCAATTCGCCAATTCTTTTTTCTACCGCAAGCGCGTTAGTGCCTGCTGGTAATGCTGGCGCCAACCTATTACCACTAGCTTTTGCAAGTTCGTCAATTTTTGCTAACCGAACCGCGTCTTTTGCAACAACACCAACGCGTTGGCTAATGTTCATACCCGCGTCATCAAGAATCTTAAGCGGCTCTGCGTATTTTTTCATAAACGTAGCATGCGCTTCAGGTGTTACAAAACCAGTAGCGTCGGTTACTTCACGGCGGTACAAGTCTTCAATGCCGGTCCTTGCAATTTTCATTGCATCTGGGTTCTTGTCAAACAAACGCAAGAAGTCTTTAGCTTCGCTTTCACCTTTGGGTTGAAAGTATTTGCTGACAACATCTTCTGGTTTAATTTTGGTTTCTTGCAAGTTTGTTTGTTTAAACAAATTTGCATTGATGCCTTCTTTAAAGCGCGGTGCGTATTGTGTGCGGTAAGTGTCCAACGCGCCTTTGTACAGCGTTTTGGCTTCTTCAGGTAAAGCAGTGCTTGACTTAACGGCGTCGTCAATTGCGGCGTGTAACTGCTTTAGGTTGCGCAGGGTCGTGGCCGCCATGGGCGCGTTGCTAGATGAAGCTGCCGCAATATCTGCATTGATGGCTTTGCGAACATCATCAAGCTGCAACAGCGTTGCTTCTGGCGTTGCTGGCGGGGGTGTAGGCGCTTTAGCTGCTTTAAACCCTGCTTTGCCAATAGACACTGCTTCCGCTTCAGGCACAGAAGGTATAAACCCGCGCAGTTTGCGTACAGTATCTGGCGCAGTTTCAGTAGCAAAACTTGACAGTTTACGATCAAGAATACGTTCTGCTTCGTTGACAACTTTTGATACGTCAATCTTTGCGTCGCCAGCAGCTTCAAACGCGGCGTCGTAAGCAGGCTGCACTACTTTTGTTTTAACAGCTTTTTGTTCAGCCTTGGCCGCGTCAATCAACGTACTGCCAACTTCGCCCGGCGTTACATTAACTAAGCCGCGATCAATTTTTGCTTGAAGACGTTGCTTAGATGCGTCAAATTTAGCCGCCGCGCGTACTTCTTGATTTTGACGGGCAACAATGTTTTGCGCTTCTTTAGTTGCGTAAATATCTGCTGCGCCTGGCACTTGACGGGCGCGCGCTTGCAATACCGACAGTCCTACACTACCAACAGGGGCGGCGACTTCGCCGGCGGTTGGCGATGTGCCTGGAACGATTTGTGTACGGCCACGCAAAGCATTAACAATTTCTTCACCCTTATCGCCAACAGCTTTAATGTATTGGTCAAGTTTGATGTTTTTAAGTTTGTTTGCGTATTCAGCGCCTTTGGCAATAACAGGGCTTACAACCCCACGTCCAAAGGCTTCCATTGTCGCGCCTTCAAGCACATTTTGTGCTTGTCGTGTAGCGGCTTGTGGAAGTGTTTCTCTACCACTTTCGCCAGCGGCCAAACGCAATAGTTCTTTAGCGCCAGCGTAGCCAGCGCCTGCACCAACTACTGTGCCAAGCGGCCCTGCGCCAGTTCCTACAATTGCACCGCCAGCGCTGCCCAATGCCTCAACAGCAGGGGCGACAAATTCTACTTGTTCTTTACGCGGCTTGGCCGCAAGCGCAGCGCCCATCTCAAACGGCGCAGACAGCATGTCAAACATGCCTGCTTTGCCGCGCGGTGCAGCAGGGGCGGGCGCGGGCGCGGCGCCAAAAGTTTGCGCGGCAAAAGATTCTATTTGCGCCGGCGTCGCGTCATCCGGTCCTTCAAAAACATGGACTACGCCATCTGGGCCTTGAACACGGTATTTGGTAGCCATTATCCACCTTCTTTTCCGAGATATTTAAACCCGCCAGTACCGCCACCAGAATCTTTTTTACCGCGTGGTGCGGGTAAATCGCGAAACTGAGGGAAGCGCTCAAAGTCTTCAGACCGCGTCTTTTCGTATGTGTCTCGAACGCGGGCAATAGCACCACGCGCTTGTTGTTCAACCAAGTCAATCTGTTCAAGCAAAGGTCCTTTGCCTTTAACTTCATCAAGCGCTGCAATTTGATCAGACAAGATTTTCCATTCTTGGTTGGCAATTGATCCAATGGCGCCTGACATGGCCGCAGTTGCCTTACCTAGCGCAGTTACTTTACCGCGTAAGTTAGCAAGGCGTGTCTCAGCTTGGGCCGCTTTGCCTTCAGAGAATGACGGCAGATACTTACCCGTAAAGCCCGTAGCGGCTGACAAGCCAGGCGCGGTTTTGACGCTCTCAATTGAGTCAAGCAAATCGTCCATTTGCGCCAGCGCAGTTGATGCGGCTTTGTAATCTTTGCCAACATCAGTGCGCAATTTAATTGTTTGTCCTTCTGTCAAAGGTTTTAAATTAGCTGCGCTAGATGCGGGTTGCATTTTGTTGCGCAACGCTTCTTCGCGGCTGACATATATTGGTTGACCTGTTGTTGGGTCAATAACCGCAACCGGCGCAGAAGGTTGTGCTGGTGGCCGACTCTGCTGCGCAATTTGAATTTTTTGCGCTTGTACGTTGGCAGGCAATGGAACGTCGGAAAAGTTGCCAAGCGTTGTAGGCGCGCCGCCAAACGCGGGCGTTGATATTACATCAGTCTGTCCAGACCGGTTGACTTGTGAAATTGCCGGCTTCAACTCGCTTGCGCTTGCGCCTTGGCTAGCCATAAACGCTTTTCGTTCATTAACTGGCATAGCCAAAATTCGGTCAGCCCCCGCAGCCATTTGCGCTTTTTCAGCTTCAGTAAACAGCGGGTTAGCCATCAAATCTTCTTTGTACGCCGTAATGTTGGCGTCTGATGGGTTTTGACTTGTGTCGCGTTGTGCTTGCGCAACAAAATCTTTTCTTGCTTTTTGAACTTTGAATTGCGTTTCTTTTTGCGTCAACGCTGCCGTTTCTTGCTCGGTCAAAGCCTTAGCATACGCTACGCCAGTTTTGCCGTATCGCAACAGATTTGTTCGCGTGTCCGGCGAACTAAGGTCTGCCGCACCCATTTCTCTGCCGCCACTTAGGTAGTTACGCAAGCCTTCTTCTTCAGTACGCGCGCGCTCATACTCTTGCATTTTTAGCGCGTCCAACTCGTTTTGTTGGCCAAGCTGTTTGATTTTCATCGCGCTCATCAGTGTATTGATGGGTTGCGGAATCTCATAGTTGATTGGTGAAAATCTAGCCTGAAGGGGAATACTAGGATCAAGTGGCATGATTTATTAACCTTTCATGAGGTATTTGTTCAACAACTGATTTTGGTTGTACGCATTGTAGCCACTGATACCCGCGCCAATCATTGTGTTGACACCTTGTGTTATAGCATTGGCTGAACCAATTTGCCCTGCGGCTCTAGCGTTTGCTGCGCCAGTAATTGCATTGATTTGGTTAGCGCCTTGTTGGCCGTAAATGTTAGTCAAGTTGCTACCAAGATTGCCGTAAGCATTTGCGGCAGTTGCTCCCGCTTGACCATAAGCACTTTGACGCGCCGCAGCAGAGCCAGCGTATGTGTTTGACATACCCGCGCCGTAATTGCTAAGGGCAGCAGATGCGCCTGCGCCAGTTCGTGCGGCAATATCTCCAAGAGTTGCGCCATAACCACCATACGCGGCAGATTGACCAGCACCATAGTTTTGCAAGGCTTGCGATGCACCAGATGCAAAATTACCCGCAGCCGCAGCTTGGCCTGCTGCTGAAGCCTGACCACTAGCGGTCAAGGCTTGCAAAGGAGCCAACATGTTTGCCCTTTCAGATGTAAACCGATTAAAGGCGTTGCCATATTCTTGGGCTTGGAATGCTTTGTTGGCTTGAAAACGATTAAACGCATTCTGGTATTCCTGAGAACCCATTTCTTGGCCAAATCGAGCAGCGGCTTTAAGGGCAGCGCCAGATTGCAAACCAGTTCTAGCAGCAGTTGAGCGCTCAATGGCTTTTTGACCTTCAGCCAAGCGAAATGCGTAGCCAGGGTCTTGCTCCATCTCTTTGGCGTTAAATTGCTGAAATAGCGTGTTGGGGTCAAACCCTTCAACTTTAAATGCGGTGGCCGCTGAACCATAGCCTGGGGCGTTTGTGTTACCACTCAAGCCCAAAAGGTCCATCATCTTAGATTGGCCAGCCTCACCCGCTTGCTTAAACGAACTAAGGTTTTCAACTTGTTTGTTGAACAGTTCGCGTTGCAAATTTAACTGAGCGTCGAGGGCTTCTTTTTGAGCAGCAATTTGTTGACTTAACGCAGCAGCAGCGGCGGCTTGGCCCGCAGCGGCAGCGTCAGCTTGAGCTTTAAGAGTTCTGTCAAGGGTTGTTGTTTGAAGCGTAATTTGCTTATCAACATTTTCCTTGTCAGCAGCAAGTTGTAACGCTAATGCTTCTTTACTTGCCGCAAGCTGTTTGTCAATCGCACTGGTTTGAGCGCCAATTTGCAGATTTGCTATTTCAAGAGAAGTGTCGCCTGCTTTTTCAGCCGCCGCAACTTGAGTTTCTGCTGCGGCTGAGGCAGCACTTGACGCTTTGTTGGCCGAATATACCGTACCGACTAATACTGCACCAGCTACCCATCCACTCATAATAGTTCTCCTTGCATTACAAAGCCAAAATTAACTCTCATTGACGCTCGATAGTCAACTAATAATTCATCACCTACGCTGATTTTACGCGCAGCAACAGCAAATATGTTATTTTCAACCAATTCCGGTTGAATATTGCTGTTTTGGGAATGATTGATAAATCTTCCGCCCGGCGTACGCTTCCCATTAAGTCTGCCAGGGCAGACAGTTTCGCCTGCCTCAAAATCTTTTGTTGCAAACAAACCCATGCCGTGAATTGGGGATGGTTTGAGTTCTACAAAAAATCCATCGGGCATGTCAATCAAATCAGATTCGTTTTGCGCAATTTTTAAAATCTCAGCGTCTGTTGTGCCCAACTGGTGCAAAAACAATTTGTAATCAATTTGGGCTTTTTGGCTTTCTGTTCGGCTATCGGCCAGCCCACATTCGGGGACAACGTACAACCGGTCTTCCAAAATCGCAAGGTCGGTGCAATTGTCAGGGTTGTCGTAAACGTCGACCCAAATTACTTCTTCGTCATAAACGCGGCCAGCGCGTTGCATTCCCGCACTGGCTTGAAATTCACAAGGTGCGGTAAGAACTTTAACGCCGTTGTCTGTGTTTACGGCGATTGTGCCTTTTTCCAAGCGTACGCGATAGGCGGTTTTGTGTTCAGCGCCTGTTAACACAGTCCATGCGGGAATAGTAATTGCCCGTTCATACACACCGGGTAAGAATGTGTGGGTCGTCACAATGTCAGCTTGCGGCATTTTAAATAGTTCAGCCTCAAGCGCCTTGACCTTTTTGGCCATAGGCAACGCAATAGCAAAGCCTTTGCCGTATGTCACTGAGGTTGGCGCGTATGTCATCATGCTGCCATCACCACCCAATTTGTACCATCTGATACAAGGGTCGCCCACGCACCCACTAGGCCTGGAAGAATTGCCGTGCCCGCAGCGCCACCAATTAATGGTACGACATTGCTAGATGCCGACACAAGGGTTTGAAGTTGCAAGTTTTTAAACGTTACTGCCCTACCACCCCAAGCTGACGCAGCGGGGAGTGTAACCGTGCAAGTTGAACCCGATTTATTGTTGATGACCCAACTTTCAGTGTCAGCAAGCGTAAAGTCGGCTGTTTTGGTGACAACAGTTGTTGCTGCTACACCAGTGCCGCCGTTGGCAACAGGCAAGACGCCCGTAACGCGGGTAGCAAGGTCAAGATCACCCGTGGTTTGAGTGCTGATGTTAATAGTTCCTATAAGGTCGGCCGAAGTAACAACGACATTGCCTGTCAGCGTAAGCGCGCCTGTGGTCGTAACGTCGCCGACCAATGACAGCCCACTAGCGTAGCCCGTACCCGTCACGCGATTGACTGTACCCGCACCTAAATTTGCCCGCGCTTGAGCCGCTGTAGACGCGCTAGTGCCGCCATTTTCAATCTGCGTAATGCCTTGCGTTGAGCCGCCCGATATGGTGTAGACATTATTAAAAAAACGAAACCATTCCCGCGAAATTAGATTCGTGTTTTCCTCAATCAAGGCTACCCGCGCCGAAGGTATCTTGGTGACGTTTGGTGTGGTATTAGGCATTGGTTGCGCTCACATTAAGTTCAGCGCCCATGATTGCTATTTTTACTTGGTCTGTGCCAGACACTTCATAAACGCGGTCGCGCAGCTTTAATGTCATGCCCAACCGACGCCAGATCACGCGCCGCCCCCATTGGCCTGTCAGACCCATAGATCGCCAGTGTTCGTTACTCCAAGTGTGCCCGCCGTCATCCGACCAGCGCAACATAACTTGTGGGTCAATTGCAGTTGCGGTAAGTAACCCTTTTTGGATCAATATTTTGCCGCCTACAATTGAGGGCGCGCCATTGTAATACATTGCATCGCCATTTTCTTGGACAATAATGTCCCCGTTTTCAGCCAGCAATGAGTCAGGGCCGTTTTCTTCCCAAACAAGAAAATCACCACTTTCGGTAAGCAAATCTTCATTTGGCTCAGAAATATCAATAAGAACAATTGGTGTGGTTACATTGGAATCAATTGCGCCAGTTTCGGCGTCAAGCTGAAGCGAATGCTGGGCAGTACGTTTAAGATCGTTTGTGCCGACCGGCAGCGCTCTCCATGACCGAAGCCATTTCTGCACTGCGCCGGCGTCTGAAAACACTTCTAAATCAAACGCGTAAATGTTGCCAAGTTCATGGTCGCCTACAACAATTTCGTTGCTAAACGACATTTGGCAATTTGAACGGTGGCGGGTAAATGACCCGTTTATAAATGCCGCCCGTTCATGCCACAGATTTGTTGATACATCAAACACCCATGTGGTATTGGCTGAAGGAAAAATCAGCACATAGAACGAATGGCCGTCTTGTTGGTATGTGTATGCAATCGCATCCGACAAATTGCCGTATTGCTGAATCTGCCATTCAACAGCATGGGTGGACACGCGTTGAGCCGTGTAGCCATTGGCGCGATAAACAATACCACGGCCACGCGCATCCGCACCTAACCAGAAAATACCATTGTCTAGTTTGGCAACCGAAAAGGCCGCAATACAACCCACCTCATTAAACGCGCCTTGAACTGGGCTTAATGGAAAATCAGCAGCGCCTGAGTCATACCAAACTTCGACAGAATTGGTTCCAAACAGCCATGCTTCGCGGTGGTCAATTAAAATCGACACCAAGCCGTCTGGAGAGCCTTCAGCGCTTGCAAAATCTAACGGGTCAATGGATGTACCATCTTGCAAGCTGGTGATCCACAGGCGCTGGCTATTGGGTTCGTTAAACACAAAATAGCCATCCAAGTAGCCCACGGTAACGGCGCCAGGAAAATCTGGGTCGGTGATCTGTGCAAACTGGTTTGTCAGGCTGTTGTAAATAAAACTAGGGCCATTGCAAGCTACAAACAATTGTGTGCCGTTGTCAGACATGCTGACAGGGCCGGATGATCCTGAAACAGTGCCGATTGGAAACACACGCCAAATACTGTCAACTCTGTACAGCACTTCACCAGACACAACATACCCGTACCCGTTAAATTGCCACAACCCGCGTATAGGGCCATCGCCCATGTTTGCCAATAGGCGCAGCCCCGGCGCGCGGTTTAGAAACCCCGGCTCTTTTCCACCCTCGGGAACAACCTCGGGGAAAAGATTGACCATGCGGGCATCGGCAGCATTTACCGATCGCGCAACATAAGTGCCGCCCAGAATCGGTGTTTTCATCAGTAGTTACCGGCGTAAATGTTGAAACGCTGACGTGTTGCCACAATCGCATAAGGCAACGACATCACATCGTCTGGGTTATTGATGCGCTTGAGATTGCGCTTGCTAGTCATGGCAATGCGCTGCACTTGTGGGCTTGGCTCAACGCCAAACTCAGGCGCGATTTCCATCGCCAAATTGTAGGTAAATGCGCGCAAATAGCCTGGTGGAAACAACATTTGTGTCGCCAACGTAGCAGGCTGATTGATTTTTTCAACCGAAATAAAGTGCCATTCCAAATCCCGTGTGGGCTGGGGGTACACCGTCATCGTGAAATTGGGGTAAGTGTTATTAACAAAAATAACTTGCGGGTATGTAGAAGTTACGGTTTTAACCGCAATGCCATCATACTGTTGCTGATTGATAAACTTAATACCGAACGACACGTTTGTGCCAGGGTCACGGTAATACGTTGCATCATCTAGCAACACGGGGCGCAAGCCCACAAAGTTACCTGATGGGCCAAGCGTTCGTGTAATTTGACCAGCAGGCCAAGTAAAAATTTGATCTTGTGTGGCAAACACCGACAGTCGCTCGGTGTTCCATGAGTCGATCATCTGATCGAGCGCTGTTAGCGCGTCATTTGACATGTCTGCCGAAGGTGTTTCACCTTCAGCCAGTACACCTAGCAAGCGCAATGCTCGGTTGATTTGTTCGCCAGCGGTGTACGTTGCCATTCTCAGACTCCTTCGGTTGTACCCTCGACAACTTGAGTTCGACGGGTAGATTTGCGTTTTGTCCCCAATACGTTAACAGGGGCCGCATCTTCGGAGTCCGAAGGCGTGTCTACATTGTAGCGTGTCCAGCCATTTTTTTCATCTGCTTCGGCTTCAAGTTCCATTGTGGCAACTTTACATCCATGATCAGGGTGGCTAAGATAAATGTTCATATTAAGAAAAGGGGGTGATTAGCCCCCTTTTGGTTAGGATGCTACCAATGGGACAGAATACCACTGAGTAGTAGAAGACGCTACCAACAATGAACTGGTAAGGTTTGTAATGCTATACGCACCGTTAGCCGCAACTGCATTGATTGCCCCGCCAGTGGCGGGATAAATATTCAACGCGCCAGCAGCGGTGTTTTTAACAATAATTACCATACCAGCTACCGCTGTAGGCAAAATTACGCCTTTAGTACCATCTGCCGCCGAAACGACATTGATACCCTCAGCTAGTGCAGCAGCATTGCCTTGAGTACTGCCCGCCGCCGCAACAGCGGCAACAGGAAGACGAATAGCGCCAGTTGACGTGCCGGTTAAATTGCCGGTTACGGTTGTAGCGGTTATGGTCGTAGCAGTTACCGCTTGCAACGCTGACGCGCCAGTTACGGTTACGCTTTCAAATTCAGGGTCGCTAAACGCGACGCCTACAGCTTTTGTATTTGGCATGATGTTTCCTTTTAAAACAGGGGCCGAAACCCCCATTTAAGTTTAGGCAATACGGTACAAAGTCCAAGAACCTTCGCCAGTTTTACGGGCGAGGAAACGGGCGGATGTGCTTTCCAGCGCAACCATGTTGCCAACCAAAGTCCAACCTGTGCCCGCGGCAATAGTAACTTGGTAGGAAGCGTCAACCACCACAATTGCAAACTCGAAGGCTGCGTTTACTTTGGAAGCGCTGCTAATATCAGCTTCCAACAAAGCCACGGTGGGCAAAGTTGCAGTGATGTCGGCAGCAGAGTCGCTAGTAAACAAACCATTTGCTAATTGAGCCGCAGTTAAAGTTGCGTCAACAGTCAAAGCTGTTGGAGCGCCTTGAACAAACAGTTGTGCTTCGCCGGTATTGCCGTCGCCAAGCTGGTAGCCACCAGCGCCATTAGGTAATGCCATGATAATTTCCTTTAAAAGATGTTACGAAATGAAGCCCCCAAAGGGGCATTCAGATTAGCCCCAGATACGGCAGGCCATTTGTGGACGAATTGTGCTGAAACCGTACAAAACGTCAATACGGCAAGGCAAACGATCGTTGTTGATGTCGTACTG